TCACTAATTGTTACCTTTTGAACCTTCATTGATGATTGCCTAGTATCAACAGTTCCGCGTTTATAGCCATTCTTAAAACCTTTGTCGTAGCCATTTTCTAATGCAATAATCCAAGTTGCAGTTAGTAGCAATGCCACTAATGCAAAAATGATTATTACCATTAACCAGCCATATACTTCATAGTTCATATTTCACCACTTCCTTGAACTTATCTAACCAATAAGCTTCAACCATTTTGGCTGATAGCCTTCCTCTGACTTGCTTTGCACCAATTGATTTTTTGGCGTGTTGTCTTATCAGAGAAGCCTTTACAAAATGCTTACGCTTTTCATCAACATAAGCACCTGATTCCTTGTCATATCTCACTAATTCCAAGTCATTACCTTTTCTAGTTCTTCCGGTAGATCTATCGGTTCAACATTGTTAATAACTTCATACTTACTGCCATTGGGATGAATTGATGGCGGCAATACAACATAGCCTTTATGCTTTATGTCTATACCAGGAATCAACTTACCCTTAAAATGTTTGGTCTTATCAGCTTTAAAATAAAAGTGATAGCCATTATCAGTTTTTACTGTATGCGTATTGAATTTGATGCACATTTGCCTGTACAACTCCCAGTTAATTCTGTTGTTCACATTCCTTAAATCAAAATCTAAAACAACAAGATTTGATTGGGCTATAGCCAGGCCTATATTTAAATCGGGCTTGCTAAACCATCTATTGATCTGAGCAATGTCCAGGCTTGCATCTAGGTAGCCGTGTCGTAGGCAAGGTGCAGGTTCTTTGGATTGTGGCTTTAATGGCATTACAAACCAACCCTTTTCTGCATAAGCTATGGCGTTCAATGGTTTACCTTTTGGTTGTGTACATATTCAGCCAATAAACCAAACAATTTAGATTTTAATCTGCGCACCGCATCATCAGGTGTTTTACCAAAAGATGAAAATTCACCTAACACATTTGATGTTGATGCAACATAATTATCTTGATCTTTTGCGTAATGAAAATCAATTTTAGTTTGCAATACGCTTTCAATTGTTGTTAGCATTATTTCACTCCTGCCATTTTGTTTAAATTGGCTTTGCAATTTTCATTATGATTTGTTTTGCCTATTAAATCGGTTATGCATCCACAATTTAATTCAAATTGATAATTGTGAACATTTAATTTGTGATGGTGAATCAATCCATATAAATAATCTTCAGTTTCGCCATTAGTAGTAAGTTCTTGTCCACATGAACAAACTACATTAAATTTGCAACCTGGATATTTAACATTAGCTTTTCTAAATATTTTTTTGCCATCAATATAGACATACCAGGTCATAAAAACCCGGCGGTCTTTTGCCACCAATCTCATAATTGCCCCCTTCAAGTCAATTGCGTTTGTAAATGCAATTAAACCCTAAAAGGCCGACATTGACTATAATTGATTAAGGGTGTGTCGTGTGACCTACATCACCCAAATGCCTTACCCATAGCTGTAAATGACCCATCAGCATTGAATGGAATCATCTCTACGCTTACATTGCCACGCTTAACATGCACGATAACCGCACCTGCCTGCCATTGGGCGTAGCCTTTCGTATAAGCCATCTTTTTTAGGTCACTGGTATGACCACACTCTACCCCTACTAAAACACGCTCTAAACGGCCATTAAAGGCTTCTGAATGGCATGTATAGCCCAGCCTGTGGGTATGCCCTGAAATAACTGACCGACCCCACCTACGGCTAAGGTTCAAGGCAGTTTGACCGGCTATTTTAGATATCACACCTTCATCCCCATGACATAGGACAAAGTTAGTTCCAGGAATGGCATAGGGCTGTTTTGCATAATAAATGCCTAGATCATCAAAGGCCATAAATTTTGGGTATTGCAGCTCAGGCAATCCCATAAGTCCTGGAATGCGTTGTAAAGATTTATACAATCTATCGGAATGATTGGATCTTGATACCACATCAGTTTTTAAATCGTACAAAATATTTTGGCAGGTTATCCGATCATCATCAAGGGTTTGCATAAATGATTCAGCACGGCCTTCACTAAATCTGCTAATAGTATTAAAATCCATTTCATCACCAACATTTAAAACTAGATCAAATTTAAAAGCATTGACTAGCTTCTTTAGATTAGTGACGGCCTCTGTAAATTGGAATGGTACTTGCAAATCTGAAACCACTAAGTACCTAGCGTTAAAACTCTTGTCGCGCTTAATCTTCATCCTCATCATCTGTTGGATCAATTCGCGGAATGATCTCACTAGGTTTATTTGTAGGATTGACCCAATCAGGTAATGAGGATCCCGGTTCGGTAATTAACCAAAATGCTACATCACTGCTAAAACCAGCCGCCTTTGCAGCGCGGTACATTTCATTCAAAGTAATGTAATGATTTTCTAATTTGTTTAAAGCATCAGCCTTGCGTGGCGTACGCCTTTTACGCTTTGCTACTTTGCGTGGTTTTTTAGGGGTCATGGTAGCTCTATTTTAGATCAGACTATTCCACGAATAGCGCGTTCAACGCCTTCTTCAAGAGTTATTTTTGGGGTGTAATAATCACTCATCATTGTGGGATCACCTACCCGATACGCTACCCCCGCCGGTTTATCGGTCAATATCTTAAACCTTTGGGCTGACAGTTTTTCATAGCCCAGGGTTGCCATAGCCATTTTAGCTAATTCTAAAAATGTTGTAGGCCTACCAGTACAAAGATTGACAGTTTGATTGCATTTATTTTTAACCATTTCAACTGTTGCATCTACAACATCATCAATATGAATAAAATCCCTAGTTGTGGTTGCTTTGCCCCATATATGGAATGGATTGGCATTCATAATAGCCCGATTAATTATTGATGGGAATGGATAATCTAAATCTTGATCCGTACCATATCCGCTAAATGGTCTAAGGGTTACAACCTTTGTGCCTTCTTCACGCAAGTAATTCATAAGCATTTCGCCTGTAAGTTTTGTCCAGCCATAGGTCATATCCGGCTTGCCAATTTTATTAAAGTTGATGTCTTTTTCTTTTAACTTACGCTTTTTTGCCAATGTTTGCAGATCTACTGGATAAGCGGCAGATGATGAAAAATACACAACATAAGGTTGTTTTGTTCTCATAGCCCAGGTTGCAAACTCAGCATCTATAGATAAATCAACAGCTAAAGCCAATGGTTCATTTTCTATCATCATTCGCCCGCCAACTAAAGCGGCTAAATGTATGACTAGATCGTATTGCTTTTTTTCTAATTGAAAAAATTTACGGCAATCAACTCCAGCTTTAAGATCTACTAAAGTTAGATTGGCATAAGGCAATGCACGCCTAAAAGCCCTACCAACAAAGCCGTGTGAGCCAGTGATTAAAATGTTCATTTAAATTTAGTTACCAAATCTGCATATTCTTGCGATCTAATATATTTCTGTAATGTCAATAAATCTTCTTCATACCACTTAGGTTGATTTACCCTGGCATAACCTTCATCCATTTCAGCTTTACCTGCTACTGGGTGTAGATGCTCAATAATTACATCAGGTAAATATTTAAGGTAATTAAGATCTATGCCCAATTGCTTTACAAAATTATCAAAAAACAAATGAATGCACCCAGGAAATGTCATGCCCTGTAACTGCAATACTAGATCTCTACTCATTCCAAAGGCCGTTGGTAAATTTTCACCTTGTAATAAATCGTTGCCATAAACTATTCCAGTGTTTAAACCTAACGCTTGAATAAAGGCTTGATCCCAGTTTTGGGTTCTAGGAAGGTGATCATCACCCATGAAAACAAAATAATCATATAAAGGAAAGTTAAGAATATCCAACAAGCGAACTGCACCGGAATTAAGAGAAGCTGCACAACCACCTGTTTTATTATCTGCCGGCAAACATTTAATGTTTTCATTTTTTGCGTACTCATTCCATTTTGGATCATCATTATCAATAATAAAATAAAGATCCGCTTCGGTTTGTGTATCTATAAAAGCCTGTGCCAATCTTTCGGCGTTTTCAGGCCTGCCCCTACTAGGTACAACCACGCACATCTTCATGGCCATAGGGTAGGGGATTTGGCTGACTTAATTCTTAGATATAAGGATTTCGTATAGTGTGTCTAATTTTTGTTCTATGCGTGCAACACGGCCTTCTAAATTATGACCACCATTACCATCAGGCTTTAACTCAGATAGGTAATGCTTTGTTAGCCAACGCACGGATGCAACAAGTGAACCAATAATGGTTACGCTAGATACTGCTAACGCCATCCAATCGTTCATACTCATTTACTATTTATGCCAAACTTATCATCCTGCGGATCAAAATAGCGTGCTAAAGGTGCTACTAATGCGCCTGCCAAAATTGCATATTCGGCATTCCAATCGGCAATTAAAGCTAAGGCGGTTGTAATAGATGCGGCGGCCACGCTTCTTAGATATGACTTTAGAATTTCTTTTTTCTTCTTATCTAACTTCATTTCAATCCTAACTCTTTGATTTTTTCTTTAACCTGCTCAGGGGTTAATGCTATTTCAAAATGCATTTCATCTTTACGCTTTTTGTAATTTCCACCCCAAAACAAGCCGTATTTAGTTATTAGTAGTTTAATTGTATTGGATTGATCCCGATTAAATGTATTTGACTTGCCTAAAGGATGTTTAATTGCGTTTAGATCTATAGCTGTACCGGATGAATGATTGCTTAATACTTTGTCAGATCCCCTGGTCATACGGAAGGCATAACCCCAATCATCTAACTGACCTTGATCAATGGGTTCAACAAGTTCGTGGAATTCTTTAGCAAAATTAACTAATAATGGTGCAACCGCTTTGGCGCAAGCAAACCTAATTTTTGTGCCAGGCACTGTAAAAGATTCAATGCCTAAAGCTTTGCGATCTTCACTAGCAGGCCAACCATTTGGGCTAGTTAATTCTCTAATTTTTGCCATCCAGCAAGTTTAACAATTTAAAGGCTAATTGCTTTTAGGCTCAGCACAATCCCTCAAGATTGTGCTTAAAGTCCTAGGGCAACCTTTAACTCATCTAAAGTAATACCAGCAGTTTCTAGTTTGTCTTGAATAGATGGCTCAGGTGCAATAGTAGTTCCGTTATGTGCGGCTAGTACTAATTCTGCTTGAGCCTTATTTGATATATCTACATCAAGCCAAAAATCTCCATTACCATCAATAAATGGTGATTGTAAATCTTTATCTAAGACAATACCAACGGCTGCTAATTCATCAAGTAATTCAGCACCATTAAGGTTTTCAGGTTTATTAAATTTAATCATAATTATGCTCCTAAGTATTGAATATTGAAAAATCCTGGGTCACCAACACCAGTTGATGTATTACTTCCATAAAGGGTTAATGAACCGCCAGAACTTTGTCTGAAACTCATTTCAATATAATCACCTGCAACAAGATTCATAAAAGCAGCAAAGTTAATCATTTCCATAGTTCCGTAACCATTCATATTCCAGCCATATAACACAGATCCATTTTTAATAAATCTAACTTCCCTACGACCTGTACTGTTTTCTATTGGAAATAATTGTGTGGTAATTAAATATTTTCCATTTTTACCTGATGGAATTGTTAACCTGCTTGTATTTGTTGAATTACTATGAAAACCATCTGTATCTATCAATTCAACATCAAAAGTTAATGTTGTCGTAGTTGCATTTGCAATTGATTTATTAGCATCAAAAGAAACTGATGCTCCAACAAAAGTTAAACCACTTGAGGCGGTTGCCCATTTCAAACCAGTAGCTTCGGCAGAATCCGCTACAAGTGTGGTGCCATTAGCCCCCACTGCTAGGCGGGCATCCCCAGTGGATGTGCGTGTGTATAAATCACCTTTAGTGGTTAGTGGTGAGGTGGTGCCAGGCTGAGTATAATCAAACCATATTGCAGAACTAGCAGAACTAAAATATAAAAATCCACCATCATATTGTGAAATTGCTAAAGAACCCGCACTATTTACTGTTGCAGTACCGGCTGTTATTGTGGTTGTACCTGATCCAATATTTTGAATTTGTACGGAATCTCCGGAAGAAAATAAACCTGTATTAACTGTAATTGTAGTGGCACTTGTACTATTTACTTGAATGACAGTACCGGCATCCGCGGCTACTAAAACATAACTTGAAGTTTTAACAGAAGGTGATCCACCACCCATAGCTGTTTGTTGTAATGATGTCATTTGGGCGGCCGTTAAAACTTGCCCTACGCTAAATGTTTGTTTTGCCATTCATCAACTCCTAATAGGCCAAAGAATCTTCATTAAGTTTTCCATCCACCAATGAGTCTAGCAAAAAACCTGATGCAAAGGGTTGGGCACAAGTAAATGTTACCAAAAAAGATTTTGGGGTGATTTCATAGGTAACCCCCGCAATAACACTGTC